AATACAACATGATACCAAGCAGATGGATCACGATACACTGCGGTAGTGATTACAAAATAATTAGTACCGCCACCTCTTAAATTTAAATTTAACTTAGCATTTGAATCAAAAGAAATATAAGTATCACTTACATCAAAAAATATTTGTTGCCCACTAAAAGTTCCACGCTTAACCCATGCACTCCACGTCCAAGTTTTTTGGTTACCAGCAGATGTAAAAGTCCTACTCAAATAAGCACTGGCAGACGAACGTAAACGTAAGCTGTCCTCAAGCGGATAACCTTTTGAATACTCTGATGCGCCAATAATTGCTGGCTGAGGAAATAGACTCATGAGTAATTAGCCGTGAATACTGTGTGGATTGAAGTGCTGGTTCTAACAATGTAATCAACTCGATCTACCGCATTTGCCGCCGTACTTAATGTAGGAGCAACTCCTGCTGGAAAATCCCAATAAGACCCCCAGCTTAGTGTCCTACTACCAGTACCATCTTGTACTAGAAATATAGAACCCGTCTGGCCTACAACAAAGTTAGTAGGGTTAGTCATCGTTCGGTTGCCACCAAGCGTTACAGTAAAGTTAGTGTTTGATGACAAATCTGGGGTAATCGTGGCAGCATCAGTCAAAGTAGCAATCGAGCCAGGAAGCGCTAACGTGTAATTATCGTTAGTGTTTGGCGACGTAATACTTATCGTCCCAGTTCCGCTTGCGTTTGGAGTTAATGCGATTTTAGACATAATTTTTTATCCTTAAATAACAACCCATCGTTGGCTTGAAGAGACGGTAATAGTTACCCCAGAATCGACCGTCATAGGGCCAACAGAAAAGCCGTTCTCTCCGCTGGCAATGGTATAACTCTGTGAAGCATTATCTTTGTTAACAACAATCGCACCACCAGCTTCCGCTCCACCACCGATGCTTCCCCATGCACCTGCGGCATAACCCTCAAACTGTGCATTGGTACTGTTGTATCGCAACATACCGTTTGCTGGGCTACCAGAACGTTGTGCCGTCGTACCGGCTGGTACCGCTATCTGCCCTGTTCCGCTAAAGGTTCCATCGCCAGATGCCGTAAATGTAGTAAGTGTAGTATTACCCGTAACGCCAACAGTAGAAGAAAACGTAGCTGCTCCTGTGACGCCTAAGCTGGATGATAAAGTAGCGGCACCCGTTACGCCTAAGGTAGAAGACATAGTAGCCCCGCCGCTAACCCCTAGGGTTCCAGCTACCGTGGTATTACCTGTAGCAGCATCAACTGTGAATTTATTGGTATTTACGTCAAAATTACCGTCAACGCCTGCTGTACTACTAACGTCCAAAGTGGTTAATGTTGTATTACCTGTAACCCCTAAAGTACCTGTAAGTGTAGTATTTCCAGTAACAGCGGCATTATTAGATACGGTCAAGTCATTAGTAACCGTCAAATCGTTGCCAATGGTTACATCGCTAGGGAGACCTATTGTAAGAGTTTGTCCAGAAGCAGAGGTTTCTACCTCATTAGCCGTACCGGTAATCGCAAAAGTCTGGCTATCTAGGTCTACCGCACCAGTTCCGCTATCTCCAGAAAAATCCAAGTCCTGTATGGTTACCTGGCTATCTACATAGGCTTTGATCGATTGTTGCGTTGCGAGAGCCGTCGGGCTATCGGACGCCATATTATCTTCGTCCAGAATAGCTGTAACTGACACAGAGCCAAGCCGTAAGCTATCAAAATAAGCGTTGTTAAAAACATTACCGGCCACAGCACCAGTGCCACCGCCATTAAAGTAAACAAGTGCTGTAGTTCCTGCAGGAACCTCGTAATCATTGGAGGCATTGTATGTCCCCTGAAATAATAGGATGCTTCGGCTACCCGATAGGTTGTTTCTTACATAAACAAGTTTTTCAGAGTCGTTTGGGGTAAGTTGTACATAAGCCGTGGCCCCAAGATCACTGCCATCATTAAAAACTACAAGCCTGTTACGACCGTTAGAAGCAGCCCCGTCGTTGATCGGTAGCGTGTTAGGGCTACCCGAAGTACCTGCAGTTGACAAAGTTATAGTTACTTGCCCATCCAGAGAAGTATCTATAAGACTTAAATTAGTATTAGTAGTATCTCCCCAAGTGCCGGACTGTTCGCCAGTGGCAATAAGCTCGATACCATTATTTAACGTATATGAACTTGGCATCTTTCATCCTATGCAGCTACTCGCAGCCAATCAGGTGACTGCGAAGGTTGTTGTTCTGTCCATCCTGGAGATTGAGACGGTTGCTCTATACTATAACTTGGATCTTGGTTTGGAACAATATTTCCCCAGACAAACACTTTGCCTACGCTGGTTGTGGCAGAGACCCCAGTTACTACGAAACTGGTTTCTGGTATCACGCTTACCGACCCAACGCCGCCGGTTGCGCGAACTCCTGTCGGACGTATTCCCGCGTCCGCATTTACGGTTACAGTGCCTATATTACCTGTAGCAGACAGTCCTGTCACAGGTATATTGTTAATTGTATCAGCTTCTACGGTTCCAACAGCCGTACCTGTTTGAATACCGCCTACTAAAGTTACAACAGAAGCTCCGATTACAGTAACTGAGCCAATCCCAGACGTAGCGGAAACCCCGGTTACCGGAACGTCTATCGGGAAAGCTACGGTTACACTGCCAACCGCGCTTGTAGCCCCAACTCCTGTAGGGGATACGTTAGCATCTGCCGTAATAGATACAGAGCCAACCGCCCCTGTAGAAGCTATGCCGGTTGCTGGAGTTATAGCTCCAGCCGTTACCGTTACAGAATCTACGGCGCTTGTGGAACTTAGCCCCGTAACAGCTACGTTTGCCGCGGCTGTAACGGTTACTGATCCGATAGCGGAAGTAGCTAAAAGACCTGTAACAGGCGAGTTTGCGTCTGCTGTAGCTACAGCAGTCCCTACAGCGCTCGTGGCCGCAACGCCAGTAAGGGAGACTAGCGCATCTCCGCTTACTGTAGCAGTTCCTATTTGGCCGGTCGCGCCAACATTTGTTATGGAACCTTCATTCCAAGCAAGCTGGTTCCATGTGCCGCGCCCCCAGCCAGTGAGGGGGACGACGACATCAGCCACTACGCTATCCTAATAATCGCGTTTGATGCGTCAGCAGTTGGAAATACAACTGTAAAATCGCCAGCGGTAGAGGTCTTATCTGCTCCAAAGTCTAAAACTACTACGGACGGATTCGTAACCGCTATGGAAGTAGTGTTAGGGGTAGAGTTATAAATAAGAGCTCCTCTAGCGGTAATACTAGCGGTAGACCAAGTTTCATCCGCAAAATCGGTGTAAGCAGTAGTTCCACTGGTGGTTGGATCGACGTTTGTCAGAGCCTGACCACCGGCTGAATATCCCGTTCCGCTGGTTTCATTGGTTGAACTATACGCAGTAGTAGTAGCATCCAAAGTAGCAGCAGAGGTATACAGAGCCATTTTCATGGTATCTGCACCATTAGCAAAATCATGTACCCCAAACATCAATTCCTTCTTGAAGGAGGTACACATGTAGTTTCCAGTAAAAGCCATTACATTCTCCTTATTAACTCAGCTAAATCTTTATGACCAGCATCACATAAAGCATTATAAACGGTTGTTCTATCACTTCTAATAGCTTCCCTCATATAAAAAGATAAAACTTTTATAAGGTGCTTTTTAAAAGCTCTTGCCTGATCCCTTATTAAAGGGTTCGCGCTGTCAGATATAGAAATTATCTTATCTGCACAACGTTCTGCCACCTCTTCTGGAGTAAAACCACGATTTTGTGTCGTTTTAACTTCAACTTGTATTCCAGAATTAATGTTTAGGTCTAGTGCTGGTATGTTCATTGTTTAGCCCTGATAATCATTCCAGTTCTATACTCATCAGTAACCTCTTTAGCCTCACCAAACATCTTGAGCCCAACCAAAGCTTCCGCAAATCTTTTATCGTATACGGCTACTAAATCCGGCTCGCCCTTCATGTAAATATAAGCTTCTATCAAGCTTCCGTATAACATAGCTATCTGGGCATTCTCACTAAGCCAGGTAGTACCGTTGTCAGAACCGGCTGTCAAACTATCTGGTCTATAAAAATAATGTAATTCGACCGCATAACCGCTGTCAGGGGTAGGACCAATAATAAAATTATCCACATCAAAAACAGCGTAGTACCTAGGCGCTCCAGTAGTTGCCGCGTTCGGATTAAAGCTCTGCACAAAATCAGCATCTTTAAATTCTAAAAACACATGATTACTACTACCATTAATAAAAGATAGCGAAAACGGTGTTAAAAAGTCTGTTGGGCAAGCTAAATACTGATTAGACGAGGTCATCGAACCAGATACGTTTTTTCTAAACAAGCTTAATTGAACGTTTTTAAGTATCCGTTCTTCCGCTTGTCGTATAAATACAGGCAAATTATTAACAAAGGACGTTTCGTCGTTCTCTGTGTAGTCTTGTATTGCTTGCTTTAATTGTCCGTAAGTAAAACTCATGATGTAGTCACCGTAACTGTACCAACCTGCCCAAATCCGGTAGCAGGTCTTAAATTCTCATTTTCTACTAATGGAACACCAACAAATACATCCAAAGGTTCAACCCTATCCGGTCTAGCGTTCTGCAAAGCTTGTGGATCAACTACCTTCCTAAACGGCCCTAATTGCGGGTGTTTAGGCTCATATTCATCTGGACCAACTAACAAGCCGTTCCACTCACGCTTCATGAGCCGGTATCTATATCTCTGACCGGATCGATCAGAAATGGCCCACGAGTCTTTACCTGATGCAAACTTAGCCATTAACCGGCCCTGTAGTATGAATACTTAGGCACAACATTAAAAGAAGCTCTATCCCGATCTTCTTCCGCTGCCCTTTGAAACTCTTCTTCATATACCGCTTTTAGCATTTGTACTCGCTGAGGATTTTTCTTCAAAGCTATGTAATAAGCTAATCCTGCGGCCAAACATGGATAAAACCTAAACGGTAAATCCATAGTATTTGTAAACGTATCGGCATCGTCCATACGAGTCAACGCATCGTAATATACGGTGTAAGTCGTAGAACTATCTGGTACCGGCCATAATTTTAAATTAGGCGTAAGTTGTCTATCTAGAAAGAATTGATTAGGTCTTCCAGTTGTAGTCTTAGTTGGTATTGTTAGATACTCGTCTCGACTCAATCTTTCCAAAGAGTAATCTGTACCAGACACCCGTACTACTACCGACAAAACATCAATAACATCCGCGCTTAGATTATATTCACCGTCATTAGCTACTAAAGTTAGCGAACGTTGTTTAATCGTCCATTGATTTAGACCACGGTTAGCCCAATCTGCAAGCAAAAGATTAAGGGATCGTTTAGCCGTTTTGAGGTCGTAGCCAGTTCTAACCTCTAGGCCACAACGCTCAAAAGCTTCTTCGATGTAATCCGCTACATCTAATTCAAAGTCTTTGCTACCAGAAGTGCTCATGTTGTAGCTTTCTTAGTTTTCTTAGGTTTTTTGGCAGTTTTTGCCGACTCTTTAAAATCTTTAGCTGTCGGAGCGCCTTTAGTACCCGGCTTTCTCATTTTTTCTTTTGAGCCCGCCTCAATTCTTTCACGTTTGGCGTGAATGTTTTCGTATAAACCTTTAGAAGCAGCCATTTTTAACCTCCTAACAGTTTATGAACCATAGGGGCTATAAAAATTAAAACCACAATCCCCCACATCATTTTTTTCAACCAAAGAAGTTCTTCTTTTTGGTCATCCAAGCGTTCTTCAATACGTTGATATCGAAGATCACACTTCATTTCATGTTGGGCTAGTTTAGATAAAACTTCTTCAGGACTCATATCATCACCACGCTTTACACGACCAATATCTTGCGGAAAATTTATCTGAAGCGCTCGCGCAGTTGTGCCGCGCCCTGAAACTCTTCCTACGGGACGGTTGGTCTTTTTTGATAGACATGTTCGGATCACCGAACCTAACAATCCTGACTTGGTCACCTTTTTTAGCCAAGACAGCGGATTTCTTTGTCCCTCCGGGAGTTCTTTTTGGTTTGTTATATCCAGCAAAGGTTTCTCCTCTATAACTCAAACGACCGGAAGGTAATCTTTTAACATTTTTCGTAGAAGCCATTACAAGTCACTTCCGTTTTGAATGTAAACAAACTCCATTGACGCGGAGACATTAAAGTCAACCGACCCTGAAGAAGAAAATGCCCTCATCTCTAAGTCTGTTTTTTCTGTAAACTTTAACGGGAAAGTATAAAACTGTTCGTGCGCCCCATCTGTAAGAGTAAATCTTTCCTTTATCTGAAAGACCTCTCCATACGGTCTAGCAACAAGACTAGCATTCAAAAGAGCTTTGGTGTTGGTAGATGTGCCTGTGGACAAAGACATCTTTGAAAGGAACGCTGTATATCCTGAGGGAACTGTCCAAAGGGCCATCAATGTTTGGTTATCACCATCCCCATTTATGGTCAGGTAAATATTAGCTGGAACTCCAGCGGTCACTGTGCCTGTTCCTGCGTAAAGTGTTCCAGCGTTTGCTCCACCACTACCTGCACTGCGAACAATGCCGCGATTTATACGCAGATAAGATTTTGTGGTATTAACAGCCGTTTGCCCGTTTAATATGACAACTTCGTTTATTTCGTTGTAATCAGCGTCTAGGCCAAAAACTTCTACTGTTCTTGCACCAGTTCCTGCGGCAGTGTCATTAACGGAACTGCTTGATATGGTCATTACCGTGGCTGATGCAGGATAAGCGTATAAACCACCTTGTTCCCAGATGGTTTCTTTTGTAGCTCCAACAGCAGCGTTGTAACCAAACTTAAACACAGGTTTGTGGAATGATATTTGCCCACGAGCAACTTGAAGCTCAAACGGCTCGGATGTTCCTACGCGAGAGATGGAGCTTACTTCACGGGCCATGCTTAAACTCCTAACTGTAGAAAATGGTCATTGCGGTGATGTTTGTAGCAGTAGCTATATAAACATCATCTGTAAATAATAAGCCTTCGTCTGGAATGTTAACGGAATGCGAATCTGATGCTAAAAAGTCGATATCTAATACCGTAGCAC